AAGCTTTGCCGGATATTGGTACTGCAGGACGGTGTTGTCCAGGCGTGCAAATTCTTCGCCGATGCCATGCGTCTGTGGCGTCGTTCCATAGAGGCCGCGCCGCAGGTAATTGAAGTTGTATTCGTTGGCCCCGGTGAGATTCACGTCGCGGTAACTGATCAGTTCCAATTTCGGCGGATTCGCGGTGCTATTGAGGATTGCCGAAAGCGTAATGAATGCATCGGCATCTGGTTGCGTGACGCCGACGAGATTGGAATCAGGCGCATTCATTTCAACCGAAAGCGTGTCCACCGTATCCGGGTCGGTGGCATTCGGAAGTGGCGCCGTCAATGTGCCGGTGCGGCTCGCACCGCGGATCTTGTCGTAGGGCGTGTAATCGACGCCATTGAAGCTCACCCAAACCGTGCAGCCGCCCCAGTTTGCGTTCGCGCCGGCGGCAAGAATGTAAACCGTATAGCCCTGGCCATTGCTCAGAATCGAAGGGATTTCGATGATCGTCGGGATGGTCTCGCCCGGGCTTGCGTGGCCATAGACGATGTCCGCCGATGGCGCGTTGACCTGGGTGTTGTACACGGCCGGCTGCGAGACGCCGAACGGGAAATCCTCGGCCTTGATGGATAGTCCTCTTTCCGGGTCATCGGTGACTTCGATGATGCGGACCGCCTTGTTCACAATACCCAGCCGGGTGTCGTTCAGTAGGACAATGCACATGGGCTCGAGGATCGCCGCCCATTTATCCTTCAGGTTGAATTCATAGGTGTTGCGGATCGCCGAGTACCGGTGAAGCCGCATCGTTGCGGCAAATTGCGCCGAGGTCAGAGTGGTGATGAATTCCCAATTTTGCGGCTGCTCAATGCGAAGGCCGAATTGCTGGATGCGCGCTTCGTCAGAGGCCTCGATTACGTCCGCATTGTAGTCGTTCGAGCGAACTCGCCAGCGCCCGCGCACCTTGTTGTAGGCGTCCATCCAAGGGATGCGCGTAACCTTGAGCGGCGGTTCATTTTTGCCGCGAGGGAGATAATCGGAATCCGTGAAAACTGCGGCTGGGGTCGTGGGCGGATAGTAGACCGCGCCATTCCCGGTCGTGAGCTGGTCGCCGTAAGGGACAAATTTCAGAACGCCTTCACTGAAGAAAGCGGCGACCTGGCCGGCTTCCAGCCATTTCCCGCAGACATCGGACACGCTGCTTTGGCCTTCCACGACTTCGCTGATGAAAAATCCGTTGGCTGTCCACCAATCGCGCGCAAGGGTCATCAGCGATGAATCGATGTACTGCGATGGGAACCCGATGCCCGCGCCTTCATCGGATAATGCGTAGGCGATGCAGTCGGCTGGGTTGGCATCCAGGATGCCGCCGCCAAACGGAACCATGCCGACGATTTCAAAATTGTAGTTGGGGATCGCCGTCGTGTAGCCAAGATAGAGATTGGGCGACGCGACGTAACAGGCTTCGGTATAGCCCATGGCCTGGCCGGGATGGGATGAGGTCATGTATGGCCACGGCTGTTGGCCTTTCGCGCCGTTGAGCAGCGTCAGCGCGAGATAATTTGTCGAATTCGCCGAAGTGTTTGGATTTTTCCAGCCGTAATGAATCGTTATAGCGGCGCCGGCGTCGGCCGCCGAAAACAGATAATTCCCGCCATTTGGATTGTACTGTCCCTTGGCCAGATTCCCAGTTGAAACGCCATCCCTCTCCGTGAGCCCGACCCCGGAAGGGAAGTAGTAAACGCCGCCCTCGTTTTTTGTCGTGCTGCTTTCAAAGTATGGCTGGTTATCTACGGTGACCTGGTAATTACCATTGCCGTTTGCCACGAGCGGAACGACTTGCAATTCCTCGGCAAGTTCGATGTAGCGATAATACTGATACCCAACCATGACCGCGGCGCCGGCGTCGGCTGGATTAAACGTGTAAATCCCGGTCGCTGGGTCGTAGCTATATTGGCCTTCGGTCGGGTCGCCAGTCCCCGAGTTGTTCATGGGGATGGGCGTTGGCGTTGGCCCTGGATTCACGATCTGCGTTGCAGTTCCATAATCAACGGTCGTTGCGACGTTTGCATGAGTGAAGCTAGCGGTGAAGCTTCCCGCTGTTGCCGAGCTGATCGTTAACGTAACGCCATTCAGGTATGTTCCGACGCGCATCCCGCTGATCTGTACCTGCTCGCCGACCGTTGGCGTAGGAATTTGCTGGCCGCCGGCGATGCTCGTCAGGAAACGCATCGTGACCTGATTGCTCTGGATGGCAAAAGACCGGATGCTGTATGCCGTGGCCGGATTGAAGACCGGCGATGGCTTCGGGTTAATCGTCGCGGTCTGGGTGACGCCGTTGTCGGCCACGAACACTAAATTGGTTTGCGCTGGGTCGGCGAAAGCGTTGGGAACCTGGATGGTATAAGGGGCGCTGAGTGGGACGGTCGCGCCATAAAGGTCTTGTTCAACAACGAATTTTCCCTGATTGTCCCAAACGCTGCCCAGGCCGACAACGGGCCCTTGGCAAACAATACCGATGACGCTGGCATTGTAGACCCTTTGGCTTCCACCTTTGCCAAATCCGCTGCCGCCCTCCTGCACGTGAGTGGATTGGAAATCGCCATACCAAACAAGGTCCCAGGTCGTGCGTTGTGTCCCGAAAATGATGCGGAGCGGAGTTCCGAGAATCGCCTTCCCGAGCTTCATGCCCGAAAGGCGGGTCGTCTGATAATTATGGTCGCCGGAAATCAGGCCGGATCCACCATGGCGGCCGTTGCCGGTGTCGGTGAGTGGGAACTGGATTCTCATTCACCCTCCGGCAGAAAGGAATAGTATTCGCGGCGATAGCCCTTCCAGAAGCCTTCATTCAAATCGCTCAGGATGACGCCAAGTTTTTTGAGTGGGTGCACGATGAGTTGCGGGTTCATCTGGACGAGAATTCCTCCGTGCGTCCAGGATCCGCCCAGTTTCGTGCGGATGAAAAACAGCACCAGGTCGCCAACCTGCGCGTCCTTTTCTTCGATTTTGCGGCCGCCGACTGCGGCGATTGTGTCCTTATACTGCGTATCCAGCCGATGCAGCCATTGCTGCGGACTGTAGTAGGGAACCTTATCGTCTTTCGGTGGTGGGATGATCCCGACCGAGGAATAGATGTGCCATGGCATCGTGGCGCAGTCGTAGGCGAAGTTCGGAACAAGCGCGTGGTCATGATACTTGCAGCCGATCTGCTTCATTGTAAGTTCCACGATCTGTTGTCTGCGCTCGCTCATGTTTACTCAAATGCCAAGTTCTGGATTTGGTACGAAAGGAAAGCTCCCGATATTGATGAAATTGTTGTATTGGTTCTGGCAGGCCGGAATCGTTTTGGCGCATCCAGGATACATCGTCATCGTATCGCCGACCGCAACCGGGAATTGCGTCGGCTGTGACAGCGTGATTTGCGAACCGGCGGCTACCTTGATGTAGTACCAAAGGCCGTTGTTCTGGCCGCTGGTAAATAGCAATTTCCCCTGCACAAAGGTCATGGACGAGTTCCACTTCGCGGCTATGGGACTGCCTGTGGATGTTGCGCCGCCCTGGGTCAATGCTGTCCCGAGATTGAGCACGAGCTGGTTGCTGCCTGAAGCGATGGAATTATAGAAAGCATAGTTGGCCTGATTGAGCGTGCACACCGAATCGAACAGCGTATGCCGGCAGGAGCTCTGGATGAGATTGCGCGGCCAGGCCAGATTCAACCGATAAGTGGGGTCGGCCAATTTGAATTTGGCTTTCGTCCGGTCCAGGTCAGTGACCTGCAGGATCTCGCCCGTATATTTATGCTCGAACCCGCGTTGCAGCCCGATGTATGGAGTTTCGCCGGGCCCCCAGTAAATCGTGTAGATATCCACGATGGCCTTGTCGAAAAGGCCTGCCTGCACAACACTCATGAGCGGCATACTTGTTCCCGGATAGTTCACGTAGTCCTGCGAAATGACGGAAAGCGTTGTATCGCCCGCCACAATTTTTGGCGATGCCACCGATTTGATCGCTCCGCGTTCCCAGGAGCCGTTCTGGGTGGCCATGTATTGCCGGGTGACGTCATTCGGCGCAGCGAAGTTAATGTCCCAGCCTTGCGCGCTGGTCGCGCAAAGATATTGGCCGTTGAGCAAGAGTATCCGGTAAAGGTCCGCCCGCATGTAGGACGTAACATCCAATCTGCTCAGCCATTGCTGGAGAGGCGTGTTCCGTCCCGCCTTTCCAGTGGTTATTAGGATTCCGCCTGGCATTTTTCTCCTAGAGAAGAACGGTGTGAAACTTGAGGTCACCAAGTGACCAAATCTGGTACATGCTTTCTTCGAGCGATTTCCAGGAATCCTCATCGAACTTGCAGAGATAGTAGAAAGCCCCGGACCATTGCACGGACACGCCCGACCCTGGCGCTGAATTGAAAATCAGGTTTCCAAATTGGTCGATGGAATAGGTCGTGTTATTTTGCACGGCGCCGTTCAGGTAGATGACTGGCGACCCGTTGAAATTCTGAATCAAATCCTGCAGCACGCCAATCTGCCGCGTCATCTGGAAATTGGTTGTTGAACCATCGCCGGTGTTGCCACCCGAAATCGTGTTCGTGCAGCCAGCCTTCGATGCAACTGGGATCGTGTTGTCGTAAGGATGGGGGAAAAGCCACGGCGCAAATCCGCCTTGTACCT